GCCTGCGTCGCCGTGCGCATAGCTTTACCCATCCACTACGGGTTAGCAGGTCCGTGAAACATCCGCGCTCATGCGCGTGAAACGGCTGTTTTGCCTGCTAAATATGATTCTCAGGCTAGTTCGTCTACTCCAGACACATAGCCAGTTTGTTTCTGTCAGACGCTCGCTCTCGCGAGCGGACTACTAGACCACCTTCAACCGCTCCTAGGCGCTCAGCGTGCCGCACAGCGGCCCGTTTGATGCCCTGGAGGCAATATGAACTACCGACGCAAGGCCTATCCGGTCATGGCCTTTCAGCATGACGGTTCGGCGCAGTCAGCTCAGCAGCTGGCTGCCTGGGTCCAGTCCAAGAACGAGTCTGCCTGGTTCCCTGAGCCCCTTCCAGGGACTGACTATCAGGTGCACGTCGTAGACGACGCGGGTTCGAGCGTCGTCAAGGCGGGTGACTGGCTGGTCTTCACTGATGCTGAGTCCGACAGGTTCAGCGCCTGCAGCGCTGAGCAGTTCGCAGCCAACTTTGAGGCAGTGGAGTCAGCATGAGCGGACCCGTACCAAAGCGCAGCGATCAGCGCCGCAGGCAGAACAAGCCTGACCAGCCGATTACCAAGGCGGCTGGCAACCCCAAGACTTTCATTCCTGCTGCTCCCGATCATTGGCATGAGCTGGCAAAGCAGTTCTATGACTCCCTGGAGGAGTCAGGTCAGTCAGCTTTCTATGAGCCTAGCGACTGGGCTTACGCCCAGTACATCTGCGAAGCAATGAGCAGGAATCTACAGCAGGGCGGGCGGATGTCCGCTCAGATGCTTCAGGCAGTGCTATCCGGCATGACATCACTCCTAGCCACGGAAGGTGACCGACGCCGTATGCGTGTCGAACTTTCCAAGGCCCAGGAGGCTGACCCAGATGAAACCGCAGCCATTGAATGGCTCGAACAGTATGCAAACGGATCAGTCGCCGACTAGCCGCCTGATTACGCTCCCGAGCGGCGCTCCTACTCTCACCCTTGGGTATGAGGTTGCCGCTTGGGTCATGAAATACCTTAGGCAGCCGAACGGCCCTCGCGCAGGAATGCCGTTTCGGTTTGTGAACTCGCAAATGCAATTTTTGCTTTGGTGGTATTCGGTAGACGAGTCTGGCAGATTCATCTACCAGCGAGCCGCCAGGCGTCTTGCGAAGGGTTCGGGCAAGTCCCCATTTGCCGCTATGTTGTCGGTGGCTGAATTTCTCGGCCCTGTGCGCTTCGATGGCTTTGCGCATGACAACTTTGAAAAGCTGATGGATCTGCCCCCGCATAAGCGGGTTATTGGTAAGTCAGTGACTATGCCATGGGTTCAGATTGTAGCTACATCTGAAGCCCAGACTAAGAACACGATGCGCGTCGTACGCGCTGTCACTGGCAAGGGCTCTAAGGTTCAGCAGACCTACAGGCTAGACGTTGGCAAGCAACAGCTATTCGTGCCCCCGGAGGGCACGCTAGAGGCTGTTACGTCGTCAGCTGCAACGCTTGAAGGCGCTGAAAGCACATTTGTGATTGCCGACGAAACAGAGCATTGGCTTCCGAACAACGGTGGCGACGAGCTGCTAGGCACGGTTGCTGACAACCTGAGCAAGTCTGGTGCGCGCTTCATTGAAACCTGCAACGCTTGGAAACCCGGAGTTGAGAGCGTTGCTGAGAAGTCATATGACGCCTGGGTAGCCCAGGAAGAGGGGCGCACGCTCTCGTCTACTGACGCCAAGCTCGGCCGAATCCTCTACGACGCTCGGATCGCTCCCCCGGATACCGAGCTAGAGAAGCCTGATCAGCTGCGTAAGGCGCTTGAGTTCGTCTACGGCGACTGCCATTGGGCGAACCTGCAGACGATCATGGGCCGCATCTATGACCCGCTTTCGGACCCTGACGACTCTCGCAGAAAGTACCTGAATCAACCTGTCTCGCGTGGCGACGCTTGGTGTACGTGGCAGGAGTGGACAGCTCTCAAGGATCTTGAGAAGAAGGTCAAGCCAGGTGACGAGATCACTATCGGCTTTGACGGCTCGTTGACTAACGACGCTACAGCCCTGGTTGGCTGCAGAGTCAGTGATGGGCATGTCTTCAATATTCGGATCTGGGAACCTATCCGCGACAAGCGGAGCAAGAAACCGATTCCGGTTAACCCTGTTGTCGTTGATGCTGTGCTAGCGCAGACCTTTGACTTGTATGACGTAAAAGCTTTCTTCGGCGACGTTGCGTATTGGGAAAGCTATATCAAGGTCACTTGGCCTGAGAAGTACGGAAAGCTGGTCGAGACTTGGGCGCGCAAGGGTGAGATTGACCCTCAGCCGTTCGCTTACGACTTGCGAGGCAACCAAAAAGAATGGATCGCTGCTTGCGAGCTGACTCGCAACGAGATAGCCGAAGGTCTGTTCACGCATGACGACGATCCTGCACTATCGCGTCACGTTCTGAACGCAGTCAACCACGAAACCCGTTGGGGAATCGGACTGCGCAAGCGGACGCCTAACAGCCCCGACAAAATCGACGCTTCGGTTTCGATGATCCTTGCGCGTCTCGCGCGCACTCGCTACCTCGCTAACGAGGCAAAAACTAAAAAACGTTCTGGAGAGGTTTGGTAATGGCTCTAATTGAAGACAATACCCTTGCAGATGGGTATGAGCCTGAGCGACCGAACTTTGACTCTGACGTTGACGACTTTGATGCGGCTACACAGCTTGAAAAGATGCTCGTTCGCGAGCGTGAGTTGGTTGCTGAGGCAGATAACTACTTTTACGGCGCACACCCTGAGCCGTACAGGCCGAAAGAGTCTAGCTCCGAGTACAAAGAGCTAGCTAAGCGCGCTATCACTAACATGGTGCCGCTGATTATCCGCAACATTGCGCAGCTGCTCTATGTTGAGGGCTACCTTCCTACTGATGCTGACGAACTAGGCAGCAACGCCCAGCCCTATAAGGCCTGGGAAGCCAACCGTATGAACCTGAAGCAGCGCATTTTGTTTCGTGCTGCCCTGAAGTACGGAGTTGCCTACACGATTCAGACTCTGGAGCCGGGCGACAAGTACCCAACGGTTCGGATCGTCTCGCCTTCGAAGCTGATGGCCGGATATGACGATCCGGTCAACGACGAGTGGCCCAAGTACGCCCTTGAGTACATAGACAAGATCCGGTACGGCAACAGCGATTACTTCCAGTATGACCTTTGGAAGGATCGCGAGGTTATCTCGCTGATCAAGAAGGATGAGCTAGGCGCTGAATGGGTTGAAGTTGGCAGGCGGCTGCATGGCTCCCCTTACCCGCCCGTCGTTCGCTACACGTACGACATGGATATCGATGGCAGATATGTAGGCGAGATTCGAGCCATCGAGACGCTGCAGAACCGACTGAACCAGACGGTTATGGATCGCTTGCTAGTCCAGACATTCGGATCGTGGAAGATCCGAACTATTGCGGGCATGGCGAAGCCTTCCAACGAGGAAGAAGCCGAAGCAGCGAAGGTCTTGCTCAGCAAGGATCGCCTGCTAGTTGCATCAGACCCTGATACGAAGTTCGGAACGCTCGCTGAGACGCAGCTAGGCGGCTTTATCACTTCGTCTGGCGTTGATCAGGAGACTATGGCGGCTGTTGCGTCTATTCCTCCGCACTATCTGACTGGTTCCTTGAACAACTTGGGAGCAGAAGCGATCGCCGAAGCGCGAGCCTCACTTGAAGGCAAGGCGACTGAGATCAAACACGCCCTTGGTGAGGGCGTTAAGCAGACTATGCGCAGCATTGCTTACCTGATGGGCGAGAAAGCAGACGCAGAAGACTTCTCGGCGCAGGTGGTTTGGCATGACGCGCAGAACCGAAGCCTTTCACAGGTTGCTGACGCTCTCGGCAAGCTCGCCACGATGCTTAGCGTCCCGGTCACCGAGCTATGGGCTCGCATTCCTGGTGTAACTCAGTCTGACGTTACTCGCTGGAAGAAGGCCTATGACGCTAACTCCTTCCGCAGTGCTGTAGACGAAGCAAACCGAGCAATCGAGCAGGAATCAGAAGATGGCTTCGAGCCGAACGAGGATGCACCAGCGTGAAGCTGAGGTTATATCGGAGAAAGCAGCAGATGAGATTGATCGTCTGCTACGGCAGGCCGATACCTCCAATATGCGTAGCTGGTTCCTGAACAACAAAGCTGACCTGCTCGATATTGTCGGCCTGGCGTATCACACGAATCAAAGCCTTGCACATCTCTACTTGCATGGCATTGCCGACGAAGCCGACACCTACACCAACGTTTACGAGAAGACCTTCTCACTTGGCTGGGTGTGGCGATCCATTGCCTATGTCGGCTGGCGGGAATTCATGGCCGACATTGCTAAGGGTGTTCCGGCTGATCTTGCTAGAGAGCGAATGATCAAGCGGATTCACGGTGCTGTGTTCAGGCACTCGTACAACGGCAGTCGAGACACCATCTTGCAAACTGTCAAGCGCTCAAACACGATGGTTGGCTATCAGCGAGTCTCGCTGACTGGCACTCCTTGCAGCTTTTGCGCGATGCTGATCGGTCGCGGTGCTGTCTATAAGGCCAACATGGGCCACTTTCAAGCGCACGACAATGACCGCTGCACAGCTGAGCCCCGCTTTAGAAACCAACTGCGTCAAGGGATTGACCCGCAAGTAAAGAAGTTCTCCCAGCTTTGGGAAGACGCTACAGCAGGTGAATCAGGCATTGATGCTATCAACGCTTTCCGTCGCGCATACGAGCGCGGGAATGAATAAGAGAATAAGACCCTGGAGGTTAAACCGTGGCTGACACGGAAAACGCAAACGAAGATGGCGTTACCGAGGATCTAGAAGACGAGTCGGACGACTCGCAGGATGACGATAACGACGTGTTCGATGCTGAGCGCGCTAAGGCCAAGATTAACAAGGTCAACCGCGAGGCCAAGAACCTTCGTGAACGCCTGAAGGCGTTTGAAGAGGCTGAAGCAAAGCGCAAGGAATCGGAGATGTCCGAAACTGAAAAGGCTGTTGCCCGCGCTGAAGCTGCGGAAAAGCGAGCAACTGAGCTTGAGTTTGAAAAACTCAGGTCCGATATTGCTCGTGACAAGGGTCTTACTGCTGCTCAGGCAAAACGCCTCCAGGGTTCAACGAAAGAAGAGCTTGAGGCGGACGCTGAAGACCTGCTAGAGGCGTTCAATAAGCCTACTGGCAATTCCAACTCGCGTGGCTCTGGGAAGCTCCGAGGTGGCGCTAATCCTGACGAATCTGCTCTTGAGCTTGATCCTGAAAAGCTCGCGAATAGCATTCGCCCTCGCTAAAACTCAAGGATACAACTAAATGACGTTTACTCCTCTCAAGGCTGAGCAGATTGTTAATGCAGCTCTCGGCCTGCTGACTCAGGAACTTGTCGCTACTGACATGTTCTGGAAGCAGAACGCTGCTGACTTTACTGGCGCTAAGGACGACACGGTTACCCTTCGTCTGCCTGCTTACGGTGTGGCACAGTCGCGCGTGATGCGTTCGGGCACTCCGGTTACCTTTGGCGACCTGGCAGAGCGCGCAGTTGACATCAAGCTTGACACTCAGCTTTACCACGCGACTGCGATCACTGACGAAGCGCTGACGCTGGATATTCGTAGCTTTGGTCAGCAGATCCTTACTCCCCAGGCTGACGCAGTTGCGCGTGCGCTTGAGGCCAAGGCTATTACCACGATGACTGGCGCTACGTATCAGACCACGCTTGAGTTTGACGCAGCCGAGCCGCTGAAGTTCCTCCGTGACGCTCGTACCGCGCTGAACAAGGCTAACGTGCCCATGTCTGAGCGCTTCGTCGCTCTCGGCGCTGACCTTGAGAACGCGCTCATTACGAAGCTCTCTGCTGATGCCTCTGTCACTGGCACTGCGCACTCTGCAGCGCTCCGTGAGGCGACGATTGGTCGTCTCTACGGCTTCACCATCGTTTCGGTTCCGGGTCTGCCCGTTGACAACGCCTACTGCTTCCACCGTTCCGCTTACGCCATGGCTACCCGCGTTCCGGCTCGGCCGTCTGGTGCGAAGATGGTTGCTTCTACCTCTAGCAACGGCGTTGCCCTGCGTTGGCTGATGGACTACTCTGACGCGCTCCTGACTGACCGCTCGCTCGTTGACACTTACTGCGGTACTGCAGTTGTCACGGACAACGGCACGATTGACGCTGATGGCCGGTTCACTCCGTCTGTTGACCCGTCTAACCCTGCGAACGACCGGTTCATCCGCGCCATCAAGGTTGTTGACGCTGTCTAATGCCTAGAGTCCGATTCATTCTCTCGGTTGCGAATACGCAGCGAGGCACTGAACGGGACTGCTCTACTTCTGAGGCCAGTGTTCTAGTGAATGCTGGCCTCGTTGAAGTGGTTGAAGTTCCTGAGACTGAGCCGGTTACTGCTGAAGTGGCCGAGGAAGCAACCGCCGAGCCTACTCGCGAGGAAATTCGCGCTTGGGCTATCGCAAACGACATTCAGGTCAGCGAAAAAGGCAACCTCGCTAAGTCTGTTATCGAAGCTTACAACGCTGCTCACTAAGGAGGGCTGCCGATATGCTGCCCTCCCTGGCAACGCTTGACCAGCTAGAAGACAGGACCACGGTCGAGAACCCTACAGTTGCACAGGCTGCCCTAGACGACGCTTCAGCCCTTATCCGCGCTCATGCGGGTAAGAGCTGGGTTGACGCAGAGGGAGCCCTTACAACCGTTCCTGACGTGATTCAAACTATCTGCCTAGCCGCTGCTATCCGCAGGGTGAATAACCCTATGGGCTACGCCTCAGAGCAGATCAGTCAGTATTCCTATCGCTACGCAGGTGGCTCGCAAAGCGGCTCAGTCTTTCTGACTGATGATGAGAAAGACACGATCACCAGGTCGCTAGCCGCTCAGGTCTGGACTCTGATCACTGAGGTACCTGGTATCAAGTACCGCCCTAACAGCGGCTACCTGCCTACGGACCCGGATACGGGTCCGCTGCTCGTTGGAGATGCCTAATGCTCCCGAGGATGCCGCATACAGCCGTAATCGTTGACCCTGCTGAGACTGAAACCAGCAGGGGAAACGTCAAGCGGGACTACACAGTCCCGCCTGCAACTGAAACCAGCTATAACGCCTGGCTTCAGCAAGACTCGACTGACGAGCTAGCCGCAGACGGCAAGACGCCTAGCGTTCAGACTTGGACCCTGATTGCAGTCATGAACCGAGCCTTTACCGGCCATGAACACATTAAGTGCCTTGGTATGGAATTCGAGATCTTCGGCATTCCTGAGCCCTGCTACACGCTTAAGGGCTACCACCACACAGAAATGAAGCTGAAGCGATTCAATGGCTAACATTCGAATCGAGCTTGATCACGCTGGTATGGCGGAAATGTTGAAGTCGAAACCTGTGCAGCAAGCCCTGCAGGAAACAGGCAACGAGATCAAAGAAGTTGCACTAGCTGACATGCCTTCCCACGAAACCGGCCCTTTGGGATACAAGGTTGACACTGATGTGGGTAAGGGCCGTGCGCTCACCTGGATTCGCACTACGCACATGCTCGGTCCTGTGCTTGAAGCGAAGTATGGTCCGTTGCGCAGGGCTGCTCAGAAAGTGCTAGGAGAAGTCAAGGCTCGCAGGCGACGCAGCCGTAAATACAAGTGGGAAAAGTAATGGATGTTGAAGCCGAGCTAGTCCCGCTGATTCAGAGCCTGACAGGGTACAAGACGGCTACCCGCGAACCTGACCCTAAGCCGCAACGATTCATTCAGTTGCGCAGGCAGGGCGGTACAGCGGCTCTTTCTCGCGCGTCGAGTGATGCGATCTTCCGAGATCGCCCTCTTATTGACTTCTTCATCTCGGCTGAGGATGAGGAACTAGCTATGTCGATTGCGCAGCAGGTTCGTTCGTTCATGATGAGCTTGCCAGAGACGCAACCCCTATCAGTCACTTGCTACGACGTTGGCGAAGTGGTTTTCACCTGGCTTGATGACGTAAAAGACGGCGTGTTGATTACCCCTCGCGTGTGGGCGAGCTACGAGCTGAACATACGCTATAACGGATAAAGGAATAACTAAATGGCGCTTGACGCTGATGACGTTACAGTCTCCATTACAGGGGAAATGCACGTCGCACCTGTGGGCACTGCTGCCCCTGTCTCTGCTGTCGCAGTACTCGCTGCAGCCTTTAAGGGGCTCGGCTATGTGAACGAGGATGGCATTACCGAAAGCCCTGAGGAAAGCACTGAAACCATTCGTGCTTGGCAGAACGGCACTACGGTTCGAACCGTCTTCTCCGAATCTGCTATTAGGTTCAATGCCACTTTGATCCAGAACACTCGTGATGTGGTTGAGCTGTACCACAAGGGTTCGCAGGTTGTCTTTGCCAACGGCACCGACGACAGTGCAGGATACAAGATTGATGTCAAGAACCCAGCCCCTGACCCGCGCAGCTTCGTCTTTGACGTGATCGATGGAGACAAGCACCTTCGCATTTACATTCCGAAGGGTGAAGTTGTTGAGCGTGGCGAAGTTGAGTACGTCAACACGAACGCTATCGGCTATCCGGTCACTATTGAGTGCGTCCCGGTTGGCGACATTGTTATGACGAAGTTCTTCAACGATCCTGCTTGGGCTGACGACACTCCGTAAGTCACAACCACTCTTAGCGGTATCCAGTCTCCCCCGTACGTCCTACGCCGTGCGTACGGGGGTTTTGTCGAAACGGCGTGAAAGGCAACGGCGTAATGTCTAACAAGAAGACCTCTGCTCAGAAGAAGTTTGCTGACCGAAAGAAGGAAGCTCAGCGAGCCGCTGAGCCGGTTGACGTTGAGTTTCGAGGCAAGACCTATCGAATCCCTGCCCCTGATGACTGGTCGCTTGAGGCTATGGAGCTGATGGCAGACGCAGAAGAGAAGCCGCTTAATGCGGT